TTGCGCTCTATAATGATTGACATTGACTCGCTATTGGAATAAAGTTTGCATTCATACTCGTCGCCCAAATCTTCTTTAAGCCATTTAGAAAATTTTTCGTAAATTGTCTTAAAAAGCGAATATCTTTCATCGCTGTTTCGGACTTCTATTATTGCTCTGTTTCTTACCATTCTTCCTCCTCATCTCCATTTGAATTTGTTGTAGGGAAGAGGTTTAAGCCTCTTCCCTTTAATAATAATTAAGCTTGATCTCTTGAAGCACCTAGCCTCTTGAGTGAGGCTAGGAATAATTCAACCTCACTCTCAGTCGGTGTTTCATAATACATTCTAAGAAGGATGTTTTTGACGATAGTAATCTCCTTGTCAGTAAGAAAAAGTCTACTTGAATAGTCCCATATAGAGACTATCCAAGCAGGCGCCTTTTTCCCGAAAGGGCTATCTAGTATTCTTTTCCTTTCGGGATACACAAGTCCCTGCCTGTATGGCAGGGACTTATAAACTAAAGTTTCAATGTTTTCCATAGGCACCTCCTAGCCCACATGGTTCAGATACAAGAAAGAAAAGATAGATGTTGAAAAAAGAGGAGACAGAGCTCCTCTTAATTTATTCATCTTCGTTAAGGATAGCGTTTTTAATAAAACTATACACAGAATATAGCTCTGTTTTAATTATTATCTTGTTGTTCTTTTTGAGTATTATCGTTTTACCCCCTCGTTTGGGTAAACTAGGATGCCTTACCCCGATTATCATTTTGTTTTTTGTAGTTCGACAACTGGTGATGTATCCCCAGTTGTCGATTAACCACAACTGAACGACACTCGAAATTATCTGAAAATCATTCAAGTAGCATGGTATTAGAATATGCTGGGGGTAATATTGTTTTACCGTTTTGAGTATGAAAATTTCCGAAATTTTGCTCTTCTCTTCAATGTTGCCGTCAAATTCTGGGATTTCTACTACGTAGAAATCCCTTCTACTAAAAAGTTTCTTCAAATTCATAAGCACCTCCTTTCATCCCACATGGTTCAGATACAACAAAGGGAGCCGAAGCTCCCTTGAAAAACTATTTAAAAATTTTTAGGTAAAATATTAATAACATCTCCAGTTTTATGGTGCCTTATTACTAATATACTCTCATATGAATAATCACTTCTGTAAAACCACTCTACCCTTTTTATAATTTTAGGGGTTATGCAAAAATCCCTGGGATGTATTAGAATTGCACTACCATATTTGTATTTTATCATAGCAAATGGGAACTCGAAACCATCTGGAGATTTTATGATGGGGATATAAACATTGGTCCAGTAGCCCCAGTTACTCTTATATTCAGATATTTCATAGCCAGGCATGCTGGCTATGACCTCATCTAAAAGTATTATCCACGAAGCTTTATAATCTTTCATAAACCCCTCCTTTTTCTTTTTTTACATATATATTATAAACATTAAAACTTAATTTGTCAAGTGTTTTTAATAATCTTCCTCATCACTTTCGTTTTTTATTTCCCCGAAAAATTCCATTATTCTTTCCGTATCACCCTTATAGAAAACCAAAATATTTTGGTGCACTTTAACGACTTTCCTTGTTTTCATTTGTTTTCTAGCACGAACTGCTGCATTTCCTACTGCGTTAAGATAAACAATATCATTGTAGAATTTTAACCCCGCTTCTCTAAATGCTTCTTTTGTTAGTTCCACTAGTCCTCTATAAACCCCGTCCCTGTCTCTAACCTCTGACACAACAAACACAGCAAACCTATTTTCCGCTAATAAGTCGCAGGATTTTTTAATTATTGCTTTATATCTTTCTCTAAATCTCTCCCAGCTCATGTTACTTAAGTCATTCGGGTTATCAGTGTAACGTTCCAAATCAAAGTAGGGCGGGCATGTAAAAATTAAATCAAATTCACGTTTTTGGATAAGATTATCTATTTCATAACTATCGCCAATAATGTATTTAGGTTTTACTTTTAGTAAATGCTGTAACTCTTCTACCTGCTCCAAGTTCGCTTTTATCTGTTCTTCGCTTATATCAACTCCCCAATATTCGTATCCAAGATAGCCAGCAACAAACCCCCTCGTAACACCACCAGAAAACGGGTCCAAAATAATACCATTTTCAGTATTGAACCACCTATAACAAATCTCCGCCAATACTGGGTCAAACTTGGAAGTTCCTTCACCGCCACCAACTTGCTTAGAAATCCCTAAGAGCTTCGTTGGTCTTCCTTTTGTTCCATCAAACCCGAGTTCTTCCCATTCTGTCATTCTTGTTATCCATGTTTGCTTCCTAGCATCCAGAACCGATAACGGCGGAACGATAAAATCTTTACTTAATACCTTTCTCGTTCTTGTGAAAATCTTTTCCAAATCTCTATCCGAAAAGCCAATTCTTTTTAAAAAATCACTTTCAAACATTCTTAACAATTTCCAGTCCCATTCACCAGTGTTACGGTTTAGTCTTAAGCTTAACTCTTTCTCTTTTTCCTTATCCACATTAACATAAACGACTGGAACTTCTTTAATACCTAGTTCTTTTGCAACCAAAAGCCTAAAGTGCCCGCCGATTACGATGTTTTTTCTTTCGGGGTTAGAGTTGACAATCAAGGGGTTAACGAAACCGAATTTTTTAATGCTTTCCTTAAGTTTATCTTTTGTTTCTTTCGGGAATCTACGGGGGTTATACTCACTTTCTCTTAACTCATTAGCACTAACATAAACTATTTCCAAAGCCATAACATTTATTTTAAAGGAAAATGGTTAACGAAAGGTTATTTGTTTTCTCTTGGTTGAAAATGAATACAGCCGAAGTTTTCACCAGTAAAAGCAACAAACATAGTTTCCGACATCGCTATAATTCTATCACTTGGCATATTTCTACTAACATAAGTTAAAATCATTTCACAGTCCCCCACAGTTACTGGAATTTTCATCCAGTCCCAAAACTGCCCTTTACTGTTCCAAAACTTACAATTCCTACAAATTTTCTCCATACATACCCCCCTTAGGGAGATTAATTATGGATGATTAAATAAACATTTGTAAAGACTTTTAAGAGTAAAAAAAGTGTTAAAAATCTTAACAAAAACCCCGCTTTTTTGATAAAAAATACCCTATTTTTTTTACACAAAAACCTATATTTTTTGAACAGATTTTCGGTATATAATAATATTATTATATAAATATATATAGATATTATATTACCGTAAATCTCACCAAAAACCCCCGATTTTGTGCAAAAAACCCCCTCAAAAATGCCAAAAAACGCCACTTTTTAATAAGATTTTTGAACACTTTTAGATATAGAAAAATAGTCAAAAAATGTTAAAAAATCGCTCATTTTTGATAGGAAAATTGATATTTTTTGATAGTTTTTGAGTAGTTTTTTGATGTTAAAAATAGTTAAAAAATAGCCACTTTTTGATAAGAAAAATACGCATTTTTTAACGCTTTTTTAATACTTTTTGGTGATAAAAACCACTAAAAATGATTAAAAAACGCTTAATTTTGATATAAAAAACTAGCATTTTTTTGATGGAGAAATAAGCATTCCTGGTAACAAAAATGGCTAAAAATGTATAGTTTTATCAAGTTTTTATGTCTTCCACACTTGTTATTATCTTAACAGGTTTATGTAACATTCTAGCAAGTCTTAATTCCTTCTTTAGTCCTTTACTTGTGAAAAAATCTGTTTTGCTAAATACATAAACCCAAACAACATCGCATAAACTTAAGAGTTTTAAACTCTTCTTTATTGCTTGTTTTTCACTTATTCCACTCCAGCCAAACAGAATTGGTGTGTTAATTATTACAATGTCTTTTCTAACCTGATAAGCCTTAACGATAAAATCCCTTATCTCTTCCACACGCCACTTTTCCATGTTGAATTTATGTGCTAAATAGACTACTAGCATACACTAAAAAGAATATGATAAGAAGACATAAATGGCAAAGTTAGTAAAAGTAAAATAGTTAAATCTTAAGCCAGCACCAAGAGAAAAATCGCTATATATTCTATGTGTATATATTATAATACCCTCTGAATTATTGACCCCTAAACCGATAGTGTTATCTTTCTTAACATGGTATGGATACAAAACCGTATTTGTTACACTTTCCTTCTCCGTTATTGTTATTTCCTTTACTACCTCACTGTTATTAGTAATATAGTTAGTTTTATAACTTATTTTCGTAACCACTTTTGTGTTTGTTATGTAATTCGTTGTGTGTTTTACTAAAGGAGATAGGTTAGATAGAAAAAACTTACAAAGCATAAAACCTCCAAACAAAGCTAATATTAGCATTGATAGTATTATTAAAGTAAAGATAAATCGCATTCTTTACCCTCCAGTTTTGTTTTAATAAATTTTAAAACAAAATCATCTAGTCTAATGTAGTCTCGGTTTGGTTTTTCTCTGGTAGGATACACAAAAAGATTTTTCTTTATCTGTATTGTTGTAAATCTTAACAAAGTCCAGCCGAGAACGCTTGCTAAAGTGTATTTAATACAGTCCTCTTGATAACCTGTAGGTGTATTGTGCCTTCCGTAGTTCCACACGCCCCCCTCCACTTCTATTGCCAACTTGATGGCTGGTATGGCGTAGTCAAATCGGTATTTGTATTTAGGGTAAGCAAAATAATATTCTCTTTCCCAATCAAGGTTGTAGACTGTTTTTATTGTATCCAGGATTGCCTCTAGTTCTGGATACTTCATAGTCTGTTCCTGACCCACCTAACGAAGTCGCTAACTTTGTTTTTAAGAATTAGGTTTCTTATTATCGCTTCGTAATCATTATTAGTTTTTATTACATTACCTGTTTCCTTTTGATATTTCTCCGCTAAATCTAGTAGTATATCCCTACTAGCACTATCTAAACCGTTTACATGCTTAAAGTCATTCACCGCCTCCCAAATTTCTTTTCGTGGATTTGGCAGATTGTTGTTTTCCTTTAGTAGTAGTCTTTCGGAATAAGAAAATGCCTTGTTTAACATGTAGGAAAGTTCCTTAGCCAAAACAACCATGTTTTCGGTCATCCTTTCCAGTTTTGCCAGTTGTTCATCCACCTTACCAATTTTGGTAAGGTTAGCCTTATCTACCTTACCAGTTTTGGTAAGGTTGCTATTAAGATTTATAATTCCTCTGTGTTTAACTTCGCTTATAACTTTTACTAGTTCTTCGTCATTTAATACTGTTGTGACACCGTTTTTAATCTTTTCTGGGAACATCTCTTTTACTACTTTCCTAACAGTGTTATGTGAAACACTTAACATGCTAGCTATCTTTTTTATAGTCCACATCTTCACCCTCCTTAAACTTAAGATTAAGACTATTTGTTTTGATACTTAAACTTTTTAAATCTAAAACCCCCTCCACGAAAAGATACACAAGAGAAACGGAAAGAACAATTATTAAATAAGTTTCATCACTAATTTTGGAAAAATACTTAAGAAAGAAAGCACTAATAAAGTTAACAACAAAAACAAAAAATTTCCTCGAGAATATTTTACTTAATCTTGGATAAAACATGCATTACAAAACTAGTAACAAAAGATAAAACCGCTGTAATTAGTGCTGTGATTGTTAAATTTCGGTTACTTCTTGTTTCCTTTTCGAAGTCTTCAAGCCTGGTAATTCTAACCGTGTGTTCTGTAACTTTCTTATCTACAGAATAAAGAATGTTTTTTATTTCCCCCAACTCTTTTAGTATTATGTCTAGTGTCTTATTTCTTGTCACTTTTTCCTTACCCTCCATCACAAGCCTATTTCCCCCATTTCCTTTAGTATGTTATTAGTTTCGAGTGGTTTTGCTGTCCATTTTTCCAAATAAACTGTTACTTTGTAACAGGTATCGTTTCCGTCCTCACCCAAATTAATATGTTGTGCTACTGTTAAAATATCTGGCTGTAATTTTTCTCTTAAGTAGTCTGTTATGAGTTTTATAAAGTCTTCTCTTTTAAGTAATTCCTGTGTAATTTCTCTAGGGTCTAGTGTTATATGTTTTCCTTCTCCAATTTTTATATTACCCATAACTAAAATAACCTCCATTTTAGTACCCTCCTTAACCGTTTTTATTAAAGGATTTTGGAATTAACTTGCAAGCACTTTTAGCCGTAGTCTGTAACCCCTCTGTATTCCGCTCTTCTTAACCAGCCATTTAGAAATTTTTTGTTCTGCGGTCTCTTCTCTGCTATTGTTATATAATACTGCTTTTGGTTTTTAATAAAGTTGTTTATTAACACTTCTTTCTTGTTTGTCATAACAATTTCCTTAACTGATAGCAAAATGTCTTCGTTCATATCTCTATCGTTCGTAACATTATAGCCAAGTTCATTAATGCTTTTAATAAGCGCATTTTTAGCATTCTTTTCACCCGCGTTTATAAGAAAATCAAAGTATTTACTTGCCACCTGAAAACTCACTTTTGCTAGTTTGTCAACGTGGTATTTCTCCCAGTAATCGTAATAGTAAATTGTTTTAGCCTGCTCTTCGGTGAGTTTTGGAATATCCAAATGCGGGTAGGAACGCTTGGAAATTCCATACTTCGTTTCACCCCCCAAATCGTTTGGGTCATTTACATACCCGCCTTCGTGCTTTAATATGTCCTTAAAAAGTCTGTTAAACCTCTCATCCATCTTTCACCCCCTACAATGCATATATTCTATGTGTATATATTATAGTAGTCTAAAATTTTTTACCCACACCAAGCACGCACATAAACATTAAAACTACTAAGCTGTGAATAAACAGGTGCACTAAATGTTTTTAAGTAAAGGTTTATTTTATTGTTTTCTCTTTTTATAACCTTTGCCATCACACTACCACTAAAACCCACGTGAACCAATGATGCATCGGTTTCGTGTTGCCATAATAGAATATCCTCACTGTAGTAGTTTTGGCTACCAAACTCTGTGCCATTTGCATAAATCCATACTTCCAAAAACGATGGAATTATAGGTAGTTCGGTGATTAGGTAAGTTGTGTTTTGGCTATAAGCTAGATTTTCTACAGTGTAAACAAAATCAGGAGTAGGTAAACGGAATTGGAGAATATGAAGATATGGAGTTGGAACAAGGTTATTCCATTCCACCATTAGCCTTACATCTAAAACGTTGGTGGATGGTGAATATTTCCATACTACCCCGCCTCTTGTAATTCCCATTTCGCTATAAAACTTCCAACCATCTTTACAGATTATGTTAGTATTAGCACTAGTATAGTAAAAGGTCATTAATACATCTCTTTGTAAGTTTAGTGAAATAGTAGGTGAAAAGGTTGTAGTAGTGTAGTGATGTCTAGTTGTGGGAGGAGCGGTGGAAATAACAAAACTACCACTATAGGTATTAATTAACTCCGCACTTGGTGGATACATAAACAACACTTTATTGTTCCTAGCATACTCACTACCATAAATATACAACTGCTGAACGGTAATACCGCCAACGTTACCTTGCTGAATGATGGTAGGAACTATTTTTTTGTTAAGTGTGGAAACAAGAGTATTATCATCTTCATAAACCCACGTTCGGAAACAATGGCTTTTCGGGTTTACTATTTTTCCCAAAAACGAGTTTTGAAAGCTAATAGGAAAACCAAGATTGTTAGCCAAAACAACATTAACAACATCACCCACTAATGCATTAGTATTTTTAAAGTATTCTACTGTAACATTGTTTTTAAAAGTTTCAAAGTTTTCTCTTCTTACCGCTATGTAATAATAAACCCCATTCTCCACTTCGCAGGTTATTGTTTTGTATTGGTTTCCATCATCGCCAGAAACGACACTTAACGGTGGTAAATACTTTACACTTTTAAACTGCACAATGTTTTTTAATAAGTAGTAATAATAAACATAATAAGCAAGTTCATTAGTGTCGTTTACCATTATGCTTAAGTCTTCTACGCCAATTCCATTTTTGTTTTCGTAATAAGCACTGGCATTATAAAACCTTACCCATACTCCACCCGAGTATTCCGATTTTGTTTGAATACTAACAGCAAAAGGAAAAGAAGTATTTTCGTATTCCAAAGAGTAGGCGTTGTCATCGTTACTATAAACTGCCAACCCCGTATCACAAAACAAGCCGTTTTTGATTTTCGGTGTAGAAACATTTGAGTAACTAACACCGAAGAAGTCTTTAACAATTAAGCTGTTTCCTTCTATTACTGTCTCCCTACTTAAGCCATACAGTAACATATAATCACCTCTCTTATAAGATTAATGGTTTTGATTTATCTACTATTTCATTATCATAATTCCTAAACACCAAAACCGCCTCGTATGAGTTATCCGCATATTTTTTGAAATTAACACTCTCCGACAACTGCCAAACCTGAAAGACATTAATAACTTTCCATTTCCAAGCCTCACCGATTAAATCACTCACGCTCCACACGGTGTTGTATACGTTTTGGTTAAATACTAAAGCGATATTGTAGGAAGTGCTATCTGAAGTGTCTTGAACTAGTAACAAAAAGTTTTCATTTAAACCTGTTAAGTAATCTGTTGTTATTTGGTTTACTGTTTTGTTTAGAAAATTACTATAATCCTCGTTCCTATCCACTAGCCAGTATCCATTTAGAAATTGAGGGTAATTGTTATAAAAGTTGGGTTTTAATGTAATAACATACTCGTTAACAAAATCATTAATAAGTCCAATTCTTCGTAGTATTATTCTATTTTCCACCTCTGCATTTATTACTTTCCAATCTCCTACCGTTAAATTGGAAACAACAAACATGTCTTTAGCTACCGTTTCGCTACTCAACAGGTAGTTCATTATCGTGTCTCTTAACGAATAATAGTCACTACTACTCCCAGCATAGATTAGGTTGTTATAAAAATCATAAACAAAAGAAAAATAATTAGTATAAACCGTAACACTAGCATACCTGCTACCCGTATAGATGTATTCGTTGAAGCTTATTGGTCCATCCGTATTGTGTGCTAAATGAAAATAACACCATCTCGGTTTTTGCATGTTAACAGTATCTACTGGTACCCAGGTCATGAAAAGATTTTGAAAAATGGTATTAAAATACTGTTCGTTTGTGCTGTCTGTGTTTATTGTCATGCTTGGGTAGTTTGGAAAGTTTATATACTTAATAATTTTAACATTGTGGATTTCTTTAAAGTTTAGTGTATAAGTGACCGATGCTGTTGCTTGCAGTATTATAGTTGGTCTTACAACACTCACGCACTGCAAGCTATTATTAAACTTACCACCAAAAAACACTATATTGGAAAAGTCTTTTGTTAAATTACTAGAAGAAGAGTAAGTATAAACATAATCATCGCTTGTGTCCTTAATTAAAACCAGAGTTGGATTGTTTCCAGTTAGTGCTTTTACCCTGTCCAGAGACAAAACAGGATTAGCATAAGTTCCATTATTACTATCACTCCCTGCCGTTGATAGCCACCTTATGCTAAAACCACTTAAGTTTTGGTAATTGTTATAAACAGCATTAAAAATATTTTGTAAATCATCTTTTGTGTGCCATACCCAGCCTTCTGTAGTGTCGGCTAAATAAACATAATCAGGGTAGCCAACGATATCTTGCTTGAAAATGGAATGATAGTATTTGTTAGTAATTTTATTGTTTCTTACAAACTTATACTTTAAATGTCCTGTTCTTATCATCTTCTGCCCCCTCCGAAGAAATTACGGAAACGATTTAGTAATTGATTAAACATATCCCAGCTCGCATTAAAATTAATGTTATTAACTACATTATTGCTTTGATTTATATTAGTCTGGTTTGTTGTGCTATTACTAACAACTGGATTTGTTAATACTTCCTTTAGCAAACTAGCAACATCGGGTAAGTTCTTTGGTAAAAACTCGCTTGATATGTTAACTCCAATGTCCTTTAATGTCTTAAGGAAGTCCATCCCTTTAAGCCCACTTTCCTTTAGTATCTTCGTAATCGTTTGTATGTCTTTGTAGTTCTCTACATCCAGTCCGCCAAGTTCCACCACCTGTTTTAATTTGTTTATTCTTTCGTTTATCAGCTTGTTTATCTCTTCTTGTTGTTTCCTTTGCCTTTCGGTTATATCATTTATGGTTTTGTAATACTCAATTTCTAACTGCACTGTATTTATTCCATTCGCTTTTGCTTTGTTTATTTCTCTTTGCAAAAAATTTGCTTTTTCCTGTAGTTGCAAAATTGCTTTTTCCTTTTGTCCTTGTAAGTCATAAAGCCTAACCAAGGCATCATGGTTCTTTGCTAAATCCTCCACCGTCTGGAGCCTTACCTCGTCGTATTTGGTTAAGGTATCCAGAAGCGCTCTTTGATTTGCTATCGCACTATTTAAGTCACTAACGCGATTGTTTATTATCGTTATAATGTCTTTAATGTCCTGTGTAACTCCTGCATTATCCAAAAACAATTGTCTTTGCTTTGCTGTTATAATCCCCATTCTTTCTAGTTCGTTTACAATACCAGCATAGATATTCCAAGCCTCACGGCTAGCAACAATATTAATTCCAAAAGCCCCTGTGCTAAATTGACCCTGGTTTTCCTGTAGCCACCTCAGGAAGTCTTCTAACTTACCTTTTTGTTGTTGTAGCGAACTAATACTTGCTCTTACTCTCTCCGCTTCTCTTTCTCTTTCTTGTTTAGTCATCTCCGAGAGGTTTTTGTTAACTATCAAGATAGATTGGTTTAGATTTGCTAGTCTTTCCTGTAGTCTTCGTATTTGCTCTTCCGTTTCTCTTATTTCTTTTTTCAAATAAAACTCATTCCTACCTCTACCGCCTGCTGTTAATTCTGAATTCAAAGTAACAAGTCTTTTTTGTAGTCTTTCTATCTCGCTTTGTGTTTCGTTTATTTGTTTGCGATAATATTCATTTACGATGTCTAACTGTTTTCTAAACTTTTCATCTAATGCTTTTGTCAACTCATCTAGTGCTATTTCCATGTCTTCATTAGTAAAAATGTCACGCATTTTATCCTTTATGTCTTCAAGCCTTCTGTTAATCTCTTCCAGCTCTGCTTTAAGCTGATTGGCGTTAGAAATAGCCATTTTGGTTTGCTGGTTGTAAAAAGAAATAATGTTGGTAATATCATAAACTACTTGTGAAAGAAGAGTAATACTACCAACCAATGCCGAAGTGGTGTCTCCAGACATGATACCCGTTGCGAGTTCTTGAATAGAGGAAATATAAGTTTTTAAAGAACTAGCCGTTGCACTACTAATTGCACCGATTTTTTCTAACCCGCTTATTAAAGCATCCAATACTCTAACAACATCGCTAATCGTTTTCTTAATTTCCTCCAAAGCTCTTTTAAGTTCCTCCGAGTTGTCTTTGCTTTCATTTAATTTTTCTGTTACTTTATCCAAATCCTCTACCACCCTTGTTAAGTCTACATTTTCCAAAACTGCCTGCCACTCTTCAGCTGTTAGTTTGCTAGTTTTTAGTTTATCCACAATTTCTCCAAAACTACCCTTTAAATCCCCTACGGCTAGTTGTGTTTTAAGCAAACTATCCACCTGTTCTTGTATTTTCTTTTTGTTTTCTTCTGTTAAAGCATTGTTTGCTTTTAGGAACTCTACAAGTTTTTCCAAAGCCGTTAGTCTTTCCTTTAACAAATCCAAAGTGTCTTTTTGTTTTGTTTTTGTTTTCTCTTCCTCTTCTTTAATCGCTTTTATGCTTGCTAGCGTAGTAGTGTTTATTTTTACCTGTCTTTCACCATCAATGTTTATTTCCTTTATCTTCTTACCAATTTCGTTATACTCACTCTTTAGTGACACGATTTTGCTTAATAATTCATTAGCATTGGCGGGTGATAAATTGCTTATTATCTTCCTAAACTCACTTTCAGCTCCGACACTGCCAGTAAACAATGCTCTTATGAAGCTTTCACCAACCTCTTTACGACTGTATTGGAAAATTAACCTTCTAGCCTCACTAATTAATGTTTCTTGTCTTTTTGCTAACTTTTCTACATTTTTGGTTTCTAAAATGCCGATATTCTCCAGTAGGTTTTGGAATACTTTTGTAATGTTAGTTGCAACATTAATAACAAAACTTAATACTTGTGACAAGATGTTCATTAATGCTTTAAAAGCAGGTTCTAAACCTCTTACCACCTCACCAACTTTTTCAAAAGCAGGTGCTAATGTATCCGCTAGTCTTGTTGCTAAATCACTCACAACATCCAAAATCGGTAAAATTATTTTAGCAATGGATTTAAGAATGTTATTAAAAGCAATCTGTGCTTTAGTTAAACTATCCACTTTCCCCTGTGCTTCAGCCATACCACCGTATGTTTTAACAAGGTAGTTTATTATTTCAGTGTTATCTTTTGCTGTTTTAGTTAAGTTTTTAAGATTAGCATCATAACGGGTTAGTGAACTTTCTCCAGTTGTGAGTTGTTTATTAAGTTGTATAAAAGCTGTTTGCAAATCCATTCCAAAAGTTGCACTAATACCTGCTGCAAGTTTAGTTAACTCTTTAGCCTGCTCTGCTGTCATACCCATCTGAATACCAAGCTTAACAACTCCCATAATAGCATCATCATCAATCGCGGTTAACCTGGATAACTCCACCGAAAACTTGTCTAGTTCCTCTGTTATTGCTTTTATCTCCTCTTTGCTTTTACCAATCCCCAATAAGGCTACTTCTAATTGCTTAAGGTTTCTTTCTTTTTCTATCGCCCCCTTGATTGCATTTGTTAACTGCCTAAACGCTTCCACGATTAACATAATTTTACCCAAAGCGCCAACTATGGAGTTACCGATATTAGCTAAACCTCTACTTGCATTTTCCGCTTCCTTCGGAATACTCTTAACTTTTTCATTCACAGTGGCTATGTTTTTAACAGCATTATCCACTTCTGCTTTGATTTCGTAAATGACTTGGATATCACCTGCCATGAATTGAATTATTTATGATTAGTGTTTCAAAAAGCATGTCATATATTCTATATGTATATATTATAGAACTTGAGGTTTTAATAAATCCTTAAAGCCCTTTTAAACTCTTCTAAATTCCAAGCCCCCGCACTATCCACAGCAATGTTAAAACGATGGTAGTTTAGATTTACTAAAAGAATTCTCAACTCCTCAAAGGTAAGATTAAAGATTTCTTCCAAAGAACGCCCCGAATAGAAAAACAACTGCGAAACAGAATAATACATGTTTCTTGTGAAACTGTCAAAATCAAAATTGCTCTCTTCACTTTTGTTTCCTTCGCTACCAACGTTGTAGTTTAAAATTTCTTGGTAAACAGTCTGGAACAACTTTAGTTTTTTGTCTCTTCGCATTAACAAAAACTTAAGTTTATCCTTAAACGAGTAAAAAGCAAAGAAGGAAGAAAAAAGCCGCTTTGTGATGTTATTAATTTTCCTAAACTCTACTTGATTTTGTTTAATTAAAAAAGTTAGTAAGTCGCCACTTATTGCTTTAGTTTTGTTAAGGATATACAGGAGTAAATAAACCTCCCGTATACCCTTTTTAAAAATTTTAACTTTTACCCCCTCCCAGGTGAAAATCTTTACCTTATCTAAGAATGCCAACATTACGAGCCACTGTTTAATGTTCCAATAACACCTAAAACACCTTTATTATCAGCGCCATCTACGCTTAACGCCTGAAGTTTAAGAGTTAGAATTTGCTGTCCACTTGGGTTATAGGAAATTTCTAACCCGCTAGCCGAAACTACCTTAAAAAGAAGTATAGCCGTAGGGTCGCTACCAGTTCCAAATCTTGGTGTGTCAGTAAGATTAGAAGGGTCATAGCTAGTGTGATAAAGCAATAAAGTAAAGGAATTAGTTATCTCAGTTCCCCTGTAGGAACCCTTTAGTGCCTTGACACCACCAGCAGTATCAACATTGGTAGGGTTGATTTGGAAATACTTAACAAGTATTTCGTAACTAATGTCCGCAATAGGAATTTCTACCTCCACCTTGTCCACACCATTAATTATTCTTTTCCTTATACCCTCTTGGTCGGTTTGTAAGTCTAGTAAGTCTCTGGAGATTGTTATTTTTGCTTCGCCGTTTGTGAATATTTGTTTCCATGTTACAGAGTTTGGTATTGTTCCACCTACAGCACTATCCACGTTTGCAGATGTCCACGTATACGTGCTAAAAAACACACGATACGAACCAGTTAAAACATTGCTTGCCATCTTTCACCCCCTTAAAAAAATAATAACCGTTAGTAGAACAAATAAACAATTTCAAAACTAACTTCCAAAACCGAAAGTTTTAACTTTTCATCTTTCGTTCTTGTGATATTTATTATTCTTGTGACTGCAAAATTATTGTCTCTTATCGCGCTTAACTGTCTTAAAAACTCGTTGAAGTTATCAAAGGTAAGAAGATTATCCTTAACTTTTAAGAATAAAGCAATTTCACAAACCAAGCCTCTGCCATCTTGAATATATTTTTCCGTATTAGAAAGACAAGCGATTTGCTTGTCTTGTGTGTTTAAAAAGTCTTCCAACGCTACTAGCCTTACTCCATAAGCATTTAGTAATGGTGTTATTCTTGTTTTTATCTCTTCACTAACCCAATCCATCCTACACCCCCGTTAAAATATTCTTTTGATAATATTTTTTAAATCGTTTTTTAGCGCATTCTTTACTAACTGCCTTGTCTTCTCTTCTACTGTTTTTTTATCCACTTTCATTAAGCTTCGTTTTATCCACAATTTTGGTTTTATTTTCGTTTGGTTTTTTAGCGCAAAGTAAGGAATAATACTATCGTTTTGCTTAAGATAAAAAATGTCTTTCTTTATAAACCCCTTATCAAAAACATCTTTTGGTGTCTGCCTTATCACCCCTGCACTAGTTAGGTTAGGTGGTAATGGTATCCATAAACGCCTAGTTTTCTTTGGTGTTATCTCTGCTCCAAATTCCTGTGCTCTTCCGTAAACTGTTTGGCTATAAATTCGTATTCCCTTTGTTATTTCGTTATAGTTATAGTCAAGTGTTCTTCTTAAGAAGCCTGTTCTAACTTTCATGTAGTTTGTGAATTCTCTTTTAGCAATATTAATTGCTTCGTTAATTATTATCCTCAACCTCGCTTTACTGAATATTTCCTCTAAATCACTTTCTAAACTCATACGCCGTAGTATCCTAATTTGCTTTTGATTTGATAAATAATACTTGCTCTTTGCTCGTTAAAATCTTTGTAAGTGTTTCTTACACCATCCACGCTCTGTTCACTACTAACAAGCCCACCGTATTTGGTTTCGTAATACTCCAAAAAAATGAGTTTGGAAATTAAAAGCATTAGGTGAATATCCATGTCAGTTTCGTTTAAGTAACCCCTCTTGAATACTATCCTTACTCGCACCATTGGTTTGGTTTTAAAATACAAAACGCCATTTGTATAAGTGTATTCGGGGGTGCTTGTAACACCGTTAGTATCCGTAACGGTAACGGACAAAATTTGAAAATTAACATCAAAACGCTTAAAGAAGATTAAGTTTGTGTTTTTAAGTAGATTATCAAACTCATATGTGTAGGTAGTTAGAAGAGGGTTTGTATAATCACTTTCCAAGTCCTTTAACACTTTTTCCTTAAGTGCTAAAAGATAATCATCTTGGCTATTGTCCGTTATGTTTAGTATGTTTTTAACAGTGTCCAAAATCGTTGTCATAAAGCCCCCAAAAGAAAGGGAGGTTAAACCTCCCTTTTTTATTTTTCTTTCTTCTTTTCTTTTATTTTGTCTTCTTGTGCTGTTACCGTAGGTGAATTAACAACTAGCAAGGTAACAATGTTTTTTAGTTTTTCGTAATCTTCTTTGCTTATTTCCACCTCTTCATCTGCTTGCACTAGTCTTCCGTTATACCAAAAACTTGCTAATGCTTTAACTATCATCGTTCACCCCCTATGAATTAGCACTTACCATTCTAGCAAATGCCTTCGGTATTATGTTTCCAACACTGTGTAATCTTGTCGCTTTTATCGTTATTAAGTCTTTAGCAAAGTTATAATCCTTGCTTATCTCTACTGTTATTTCCTGTCCGATACCTCTTAAGTGTCCGTTTGCAAAATTACCGATAACAACATAAGGTAAGTTACTACCAGTGGTGGAGTTCGGCATAACCTTAGAGAAAAATACCCTGTAACCCGCTATTGTTGGTGGATTAAGACCAACCATCGCGTCAATGATGTAGCCACCTGTCATACTTGTTATTTTCTTTTGCTTTTGGAATATGCTAAAGAATACAACGCTATTCATTATCAACACAACATCACTGGTTTGGTAGTCACTATCTACTAAACCGATAGCATTTATTATTTGCTCGCTGTCTATCCAGTTATAACCAGTAGTGGAGCCAACAACTGCTGGAACGCCTGTATTGTATCCAATACCACTGAATGGTGCACCTGTTCCCAAAAGTGCCTGTCTGTCTTCCTCTTTAGCCATATCCCTTGCTATCAGTTCGGAGACATAGTTAGCAAGCTGAACCTCACTCCACTGTAACATTTCTCTTGATATGTTTACCAATGCTGCCTGTTTCTTTGCTGTTAGTGTTAAGCCATTGCTGAAAATGTTATTGCTTTCGGTTATATCCACGCCCTCGTCTGGATAATATACATCCACAGCCCCCGAAACTGGAACCTTTAACGTTTTGCTAGCCATTGGTATATTTTTGGATAGCTTAGCAACAACGCCATAGTTATTTATCATGTCCTGCACTTCGCTGTATATTTCTACAGGTAAAACAAACTCAGCTCCAGTAGAGCCCGTCGTAACCGCTTTTTTAATGTAACTCCCGAATTCCTTTTTTGCTTTCTCTTTTGTTCCTTCAGGTGTTGTGATTGTCAGTGTTTTTATTTTTGCTATCTCTTCGGTAACACTATTTAACTGCTTTTCAAATTCATCAATTTTGCTCGTTTTGGCTTTTATTTCATCAGTTAAAATTTCAAGTTCTTTCAAAACCTCATCCATCTTCATACCCCCTTTAAAAATTTTTGTTTTTGTTTTATTTCTCATTTTAGCCATCACGGCTAAAACGGTTTTATTGCTTTAATTTTTTATGTAATTCTTTTATCTTTTCTAAAATTACTTTATCTTTGTATTCATTAATGTTTTTCTTATTTGCTTCTCTTATTCTGTCGTAAATGTATTGTAGTTTCTTTATTTTCTCCTCCGATATTGCATTCTGTAGTTTTATTGCTCTTGCGTTTAACCTGTCTTCCAAGTATCTTAATACCACCGCTTCGGGGTTGGCTGGAATGGAGACAATGGAAATCTCCAAAAGTTCTACGCTTTCATAAACCATTCCTTGTCCGCTTTCATTTGGCTTATACTGTAGTGGCATAAAACCGATGGAAAGGGTATTTAAAAAACCCTCTGACACCAGTTCTTTTATCTCTTGTGCTAAAGGCGTATTAGCAAACTGAATTTTAACAATTAAACTATCGTTTGTCTTCAAGACATCCACCGACTTGCCAACTATTTTGTCAGGATTGTGATTAAACAAAATAACGGGGTTTTTAAGGTAGTTATCTATTTTAATTCCCGCAATCTTAACAATATCACCCATCCTATCCACTACCTCTTTACTAGCAATAGCCGTAAATGTGTTATCCTGTTGTTTAGTTATGTTAACTTTAAACTCTTTTCCTTCTTTTTCGTCTATCATTTCTAGTAATTTCCCCGCCGCTTCAAAGATGTCATCATCCCCTTGTTGTCCTGCTCTTTGCCTTATCGCAATCAGTCCCCTTCTATCAACATTTTTAAAATCACTTGTAAACGGATATTTCCATTTTGCTTTTGTTTCGTCGTTTTCTACTTCACTATCATAGCCTAAGTGCCACTTACTGTAAGCCTCCCAACCGTTTTCCTCTATGTAGTCATTTTCCTCTTCAGGTGTTGGTGGTTCCCATTCGCTTGTTATTTTGTATTTACCTTCGCTTATAAGTTTTTTAGCAAACTCAAAACCCTTTTTGTTTAGTTTGTTAGCCATCTTTTACCCCCTAAACAAGAATGATAAATGATTTGTTTTGCACAGTGCATATATTCTATGTATATATATATAGTAGTCTTGGTTTTTATGGCTCATAAATCACCGTGCACCTACAATTAATTACCTCGCCTGGGTCTACCGCATGGGGGTCTCCAGGATACATTAAGCCATTAGGAAACACTTCACCAATCCATACTTTCATGCCATCTAAGTGCTGATGACTTTCCCTAACTACCTCGTCCATAGCTGTTACCCAGATTTTGTATTGGAAGTCATATGCTTCATGATAGGTAAAATTGACATCTTCAACTACGCTTGTTAACTCCGTTCTTGCTATTGTCATCGCTCTGGCTCTTTGGTTCTTGAATGGCTTTATGATGTATAATTTAATATTCTCTACAATCTCATCGCTCAACTCTCTTACACTTCCGTAACTGTTTAGAAGATTGCTTATTTTGTTTCTTATTTGTCTTTTCACCGTTTCATTTGTCTTTTTTATTTTCTTTGCGTGCCTGTCAATGATATTATCCACCAACAAACTAAACATATCTTTCTGAACTTGCTTTCTGTGAACTTCCTTTAAAAACGTAAAAGTATTTTTAATGTAAAAGTCTTTGGTTGTTGTTATCCAGTCGTTATTTCTGTCTAGGAAAAATTTATCTAATTCGTATTCAAAATCAGCTAGTTTCATATCACCCCTTAGAACCGAAAGAACTTTATTAAACATTTCACTGTCAAACTCTCTTATGTTTTCGGCTACTAGTTTGGTAATAAGATTAAAGAATTCTCTATCGCTCTTCTTACGAAAGTTAAACGCTTTTATTCTAACATCTTCTAGCATCATGTTATCTATTGTTTTCCTTATAACGATGTTAGTATCTGTTTTCTCTTCATTTGTGTCTTCTTTGGTTTTGTTATTTTCGCTAATCTTCGGTTTTGGCAAGTTAAACATTTCGGCTAACTCTTCAACACTATAACCCATTTGCCAAAGTATCATCATTGCTTGTGCTCTTTCTTTAATATCCTGTTGTAATACCTCAATTGCATCAGTCCTGAAACGCAATCTTAAGCCTTGTTTACCAAAAATTTTACTGTTAAACTCATCTTCCAAAAGCCTTGCAAGTGGTATTATCGTCTCGGTGTAGAAGACTTGATATTGCTGTTTAGCATTAGCATAGTTAACGCTATCCGTATCACCCACCAAAAGCCTTGGAACTCCCAAAACTGCCAAAACTTCGTCTCTTATCTTGTCTTTCACTGTTAAAGTCCACTCGGGAAACTTTGCTACAAGTTCCTTAAGTTCGGTGTCGCCTTGCAAATACAAAAAGGAATAATTCCCCATGAGTTTTTGCTCCATGTCCTCAATAAATCTTTCCCGTTCGCTTGCTGGTATTGGTTGCTTATTTATTAACGCAATGGATGGAAGATTGTTTCGCTTAAAGTTAATTGCTAGTGATGAGTTAATGAGGTAGTTTAGTTTTAGCATGTCTTCAATCCCTTTTGTTACGCTGTCACCTCTTATGGTTCTGTAGTAGTCGGCTTCGTTTGGAATAAAACGCTTAAAGTGTAAAATATCCTCACCGTTTATTTCCTTTCCTTCCAAAACATACAAAGCCGTTCCATCATTGTTGGTTTTGATTAACACTTTTGAAGGTGGTAAAGAAAAAAGATTTGTTATCTTATTAGCAACTTTAATAATGTAAACATAAGCATTACCATAGGTGTATAAGTCGTAAATAATAGCACGAAGTAAGTCGTTTAGGTTTATGTTATCCAGGAATGTTTTTGTTTTTTCTCCTTTATCGTTCACCACCTCTACCTCTAGTCTTTGTAAACCCCTAATTATTGCTTCTACTCCAGCCACGAAATAAGCATTCCTAAAAACATAGTCAGCCGATATTTCTATGTCACTGGAAGGTAGCATTAAAGATGTTTTTAGTTTCCTGAAAGCATTAAAAAGAGTATCAAAAAGCCCCATTTTAGCCTCCGACTTAATTATGGATGATTTTTATTTTACAACGAAATAAAAACCGCTTGATTTTGTTAAATAAGTTACAGCATAACGCATAGCATCTAACGCATGATTAGCAAAATCAACAGGTTCATCAAGCCATTTTCCGTTTTTCTCTTTCCACGTGTAACTTTTTAACTCTTTTATGGTGTTTTGACAGTAATTAAGCACTTTAATTTTAAAAGTTTTAATGTAGTTTATTTCCTCTGTTATTCTTGTCTTCAAACTAGGAACCGCCCAAATCCCCGCTAGTTGTAGTTCTCTTATCCTGTCGGGTTCAGCACTATCACAAACTACTAACTTATTCGGTGCTATCTTACTTTTAACAATTTCTACGATTTCGGTGGTTGTCAAATGTGTTTGATAAAACTCCTCCAGAATTGTTATTTGCTTTGTATCTGTGTTTACGGCTAACTTAACTAAAGCCGTAGGGTCATTATAACCAAAGTCTAGTCCCCAGATGATTTTATCTTTTTCGGCTGTTTCATAACTGTAGATAATTTCAAAGTTGTCATAAACAAGCCCCTCTGGAGTAGCAAACTCACCGAGAGCATAAATTTTGTAAAGAGTTTGGTTTTGGTGCTTTAAGTCTTCTAAAAGTCTTTTGTATTCCTCACTCAAAAACGGATTGTCTTTGTAATTACTACGAATTATTTTAATGTCTTTCTCCTCCACCATCACCCTTTCAGAAATGTAGCACTCCACAGGATTGAAGGTCAAAATAATTTGGTTTTTAGTGTTAGTCGGTCTGGATAAACGCATCTTAAGAAGTTGATAATCTTCGTAAGTGAATTCATTAGCCTCCTCCATCCAGATATAATTAAACTCAGTTGACTTAATTTTTTCGGGGTTATCCAACGATGAAAACAAAAGCAAATTGTTATTAACTGCTAATAAGTGCTCTGACTTGTTGTAAAGATAACGAATTCCTAACTTGTTTAACATTTCCAAAAACGGTAAAATAACCGAAACCCGCAACGATGGAAAAGTTTTTCGGGTGATAAGAACAAATCTATCCTGCTCCGAGAGTAGTTTGTAAATTAAGTATTGCATTGTTGCAAAACTTTTACCACTCCTAGCACCACCGACATTTATAATTACCGCTTCTTTGCTATTTAATAACTCTCTAAACAGCCTCGTTACTTTCACTCTCACTTCTTGCATCTACCACCTCAAAAACAATTTTCCTTTCCTCGCCACTTGCTAACTCATTACCTGCAACTTTCCAACGGTTCGGTCTTCGGTTGGTTAAAAAGAAAATCATAGCTCTTACATCTCCCTTTATTGCTTTAGCATACAAAGCATCTTCTACTAGCATCACCGCTACCTCTTCCGCTTCAGCCACTTCTCTAGCAAATTTTTTATCCTGGTTTAGCCAACGGTAAAAAGTTGATAGAGATATTCCAACACTTTCACAAGCCTTATAGCGTGGTAGTCCACTGCCTAGTGCTTCCAAAATCTGTCGTTTTATTATGTCTTTTTTCTCACTACGCATATATTAAAGAATAAAAGATTTTACGGTGGTTTGAGGTAATAAAAAGATTAGTTATGGTATATTGAAAGAAATAAAAAGTAATATGGTAGGTTATGAGCAAGTAAAATAGAAGTAAAAGACAGGTTTATTTTAGAAAAAAGATTAAACTAAAACAAAAGTAAATCTTTGTTATCGTTTTTGTTGCAATGCTCACAAGGGAAAGGTTTAACCTTCATGTCGTCCTGATCTTTTTGTCTCGGGGTTAACAAATGTTCAACTCCGCTAGCCTCTCTTAAGTCTTTTTTTATGTAAAAGTCTTTGCCATTAGCATTGAGTATTTCGATTGCTCTAATTGCAAACCATCTCCAGTCTATTTTGTTTTCTATGCCTATATGATTGACCTTACCCATCTTGTAGTAATCAACATATGGTAAGGTTCTTTTTATTAACTCCAAACTTTCCTCTGGGTCAATGGTTGGCTCAAGGCTAGCCCATGTTCTTATCCCATTTTCCTTTAGAATTTTGAAGGTATCAATCCTTTCTTCTGGAAGCGCCGCGTTAGGTTCCCACTTAAGGCTTTTTTCTTTGGATATAAAGGTCAAGCTTTGTCCAACTATTATGTGTTCTCCGAACTTTTTAAATATATCCAAATCTCTTAATAGCCTACTACCACCTTTGGTTAGTATTGAAACTGGAATTTTGTATCTTAAAAGTATTTTTAGCGCCTCTCTTGTTATTCCTTCCGTATCCATTGCATCGTAGGGGTCCCCTACGAAAGATAACTGAACATATAGTTTTGAGCAACAGTATTTTTTACAATCCTCTTCCAGATCTTTTAGTATATTGTCTTTTTTTTGAAAAACAATGTACTCTGAGTAAGATTTGTTTAAAATTCTTGGAACATAGCAATACTTACAGCCATGCGTACATCCAGTAAAAAGGTTGACAGCTAGGGGGGCATATTCCCTAGCTCTCCCCTTTGGTTCGTAAATTACCTTCATAAACACCTCCTTAATTTAAAACCTATATAAATTTTATTATAAGTCGGCTGAAATTTCAACACTTTCTTAACACCAAGTTCGTAAAGGAAGTTAAAAATTGCCAATTGTTCAAACTTATAAAAAATAGTTGGTGCTTTCTTTATTTGTTTCTCCGCAAAACCAAGGCTAAGCAATAGTTCAGTTGGAACCGCTCCATAACCAATCCGAATGTCCGTTAAAAAAATATTAACTCCATCCTTAAAACTACCATTCTTAACAATAGCCTTAAGTGGTTTGTATGGGTTTCCGTAAACATCTATGTCTATAACATCATACCTACTAAGATCCAAAGATGGAATAAGTTTTAAAGCATCCGCACAAATAGCATTTGGATTTTTACCTTTAACCTTCTCTACTGATGTAACATTTATTTTCTTATCTTTATTCCTTTCTTTAATGGTACTCCAAATGGTCCCATACCCACTGTATAAATCCAAAACATTTATTTCGCTTAGGTCTTCAATCATTTTTTCTCTTAACCTAACTTTACCCCAAAAGTGACTATTATCAGTTTTGTGACTTTTCAACTTCTACCCCCTCAAGAGAGTTTATAAATTCGTTTATCTTGTCTATCTGTCTAACGTAAGCATCAATATCAAACGAAAGCAAAATATGGAACTTCTTGTATGGCTTAGGTTCAATTTCCGAAAAATACTCCTCAATGTTACCGCATTTTTCTTTAAAAACATCCTCTAAACCAGTTAAGTCAAAATCTGGTAGTTCTATGTCAATTAAGAATAACCTTAATAAATCTTCATCAAACTCGCCTTGTATTTTATTTAACGCAATATTAAGTGCTTTTTCTTTTGACTTCGGTAAATCTACAACGATACAATCCACTTCCTCAATTCCGAGTTCCCGTAGGGCTTTTAATCGTTGGTTACCACCTATAACCTCATTTCTGGGATTTATAACCAAAGGTTCCACTGCTCCAAACTCACGAATACTGTTTTTAAGTTTTTCTAACATCTCTTTACTAATTTTTCGTGGGTTACCAGGGTAGAATTTAAGTTCACTTACTTTTCTTTTCTCAATTTTCCACTGTTTCATAGGTGAAATTATAAAGGATTAGAGATTTTTGAGTTCTATAATAAAATACATAGAATATATGCATTAGAGAGATTTAAAAAGAGATATGAAAGGAAAACAGGAACGGCTAAGCCAAAACACCGTTCCCGCTTGTATTCACACTTATAATTTCACCTTTACTATCTAAAACGACCTGAATATTATACTTTTTCGCATCCTGTAGCATTAACTCTTTACTATTACTTCTCCAGTTTCCTTTCTCTGTTTCTGTCATCGCCGACCACTCTTTAAAAATTTTGTCCAGAAATGAATTAAGAGATGGTATAAAATCACTACTATTTTTACTTAAATCAAATATCTTTGATTTTATGAATTTATAAGCCATCTGTCCGAGTTTTGGTAGTATCTCTAACGAAATATAATCAGTCTTATGAATAAGAGTTTCCCATGCACGATTAACAAGTTTGGATTTTAAAACAGTGCTTTGATTCTTTAAGGATTTAGCAATAACAGATAGAGTATGAAACTGTGAAATAAACAGTTTCCAGCCGCCTGCTGGCTCTATTTTTCGGAATATTGTAACGAATATTAGGATATCCTCCTCGCTGTAACTTTGCAGTTTATCTCTTAATGCCCATACGAATTCCTTTGGCATTTTTTCAGGAATTTTTAACCTTTCCCACACTTTACCAGCAAACGCAAACAAAGAGTTTAGTTTTTCCTTATTCTCTTCGTTTTCTTTTGTTTCTCTTTCGGTTATTTCTTCTACCGCTTTAACAGTTTCACTTTGTTTTTGTTCTTGTGTTTCTATTTTGATTTGGTTTTGGTTTTCGGTTTTAGTTTGCTGTTGTGTTTGTAAAAAGATTAGTTCGTAGAGTTCCGATATTGTTTTATCCCAAAACCCCCTTCTATACTCAAAGCACCTCGCAAGGAAGGTGCTTTTTAGAAGAGTTTGAGTGTTAATATTTTTTGCTTTTTGTAAAGCAAAAGAAATAAGGATATCCTTAAGAATGTCCATGTCTTCGTAACTATTTAGTTCCCCTTGTTCCTGTAACAGTAGAATATAAGTTAACACTTTTTTCTCTAATTCCTTATCTCTGAACATTCTTAAAACTTTGTTTATTTCCTCCATATAAGCCCCCGTTAGATTTTTTATAATTTTTCGTATTTGTTTCATCATAACCTATACCCCCCTACCTTAATAAATTTTTCTTTGATGATAGGAACTTTTTTAATGCTTTTTCTTGTTCTGAAAGGAATTTGTCTTGTTCTCGTTCTTTATCGTTAATTTGTTTAAGGAATTTATAAAATTCACGCAAACCTAGCATGTAGCCAGAAAGGAAATAACCTGTCTCTATTTTAAGAAAATGCCTATCTAAATCTTTAATAAGTAACATCGCCTTAATGATATAATTTAACATAGTCGTTTGAAAATCGTTTGTCTTTCTCTTTAGTCTTATGAGCACATCTATAACTTTACGAAATGTAGTTTTTGTTAGAATTGTATTAGTGTTGGTAAATAGTGAGTTAAGGAATTGGTTTAACTCTTCGCTTTCCCTTACTGCCCACTCATTTTCTCTTGTCAAAACCCCCACCAGGAACGCCACCTTTGACGAAAAAGTGGGAAAATATAATTTTTTTGTTTGTTTTATAAACTCTCTTACCTTCATACGTGCCCTCCTTAAAAATACAAAGGGAGCATTAAGCCCCCTTGACTGCTTGTTGAATTTTTTTCTTTAGTGTCATTAACATTTTAACTCTTTCATCATCACCAGAAGCCGAAGCTTCGGTAATAAGCTTGTTTAACTTAGCATGTATTAATCTTGCTTTTTCATTAATGTCTTGCTTACTTGATATGAATTTAACAAAATCTTGTTCTAAAACACCTGTTATTATATCCTCTAATGAGTTAGAATTAATATTTTGCTGTTGGTTTTGTTGGTGGTGGTTTACGACTGTTGTTTCTTTTACGGTATCTTCTGGTTCAGTCATAGTGTCTTCATCCTGGGTAAATACATTAGAGAGCCCCAGGATGTGTAAAACTGCATCTACGATGGCTCTCTTCTCCGCCATCTTAAGTAGAGTATTCGCTAAAGATTTAACCGCTACACTTTGAGGAATATTTTTGTTAATAAGTTTTTGGATTTGTAGGTAATACTTAACTTCGTTACTACTAGCAATTCCGAAACCTTCTGAAACCACCTTGTCGTTTTTGTCTAGTATTTGGCATTTAATAGTGTAAGATATTTCGTTGTCATTTTCTCTTCTGTCCTGTATGACTACTGATATTCTTAAGCCAAGTGCATAAGTTATTTTTTCCGCGCCAGCTTTGAATAGAAAGGGTTTGCTTACACCTTCAACGGTGCCGAAATCCTCCCCTTCACGGAGGAGGTTTTTAATAAAATTGTGAAATTGCTTAACCTCCTCCAGTCTCTCCTTAAACGCTTGGAGCTGGGATTGAGAAACCTCAATCCCATTAGAAACTGTTGTTATGTAATTTTTGTTTTCCATAACGCACCTCCTTTAAAAAAAATTACATTAACATAAAAAATTGGATTGTTTTAAATCTCTTCCTGTTTCGTTTCTTATGAACTCTATTTTTGGGGATTTTTTTAACGATATCTCCAATAAGAAAAAGGATAATGGGACTAAATGTTTCTAACAGCAGTAAACACCTACCCATGTGTTTGGCGGTTAATATTTCCTTACGGTATCCATCCTTGCGCTCTATAATGATTGACATTGACTCGCTATTGGAATAAAGTTTGCATTCATACTCGTCGCCCAAATCTTCTTTAAGCCATTTAGAAAATTTTTCGTAAATTGTCTT